TTAATTCTTTTGAATCTGGAAAACATAGAGGAAAAGAAGTTAAAAATATATTTAAAGGTAATTTTAGTGGAGCATTAAAACAGGGTTTTGATGCAAATATGTGGAATAGTATGGGAAGTTATCATGAATCAAGAGCAAATAGAAGACAAGATAGACACTATCAAAGAGAACAAGCAATGCAAGAAGAAGAAGAAAGAAAAAGAAGACAAGAAATTGTTGATAATTACAAAAACAATATTAAAGAAGTTAATTTTAAAAATTCAAATTATAAAACTACAATTGAAAATTTAACTTACGAACAAATTACTAAATTAAATAATTTAGGTATTCCAATAGAAAAATTACCATATGAAGATGTACCTATTGATCATAAAGTAAAAGAAAGATTAGGACATAATCCATTATATTTAGGTAAGTTAGATGATAGTATAACAAGTATTCCTGGTTTTGGGTTTTTATATCCAGAAACTCATTTAGAAGAAGATAGAAATGAAACAAGTGTTTTTATGGATCATTATGGTGATTTATATTTAAATAAATATTTTGGAGATTTCTTATTTCTAGAAGAATGTGAAATAACTGAATCAAATAATAAATCTAAATCTAAATCTATTCAAGATCATAGTTGTAACTCAACAATAAAAAAAAATTCAATAAAAAATATTAAACATCTTTTAAAAAACATAAGAAAATCAAATAGTCAAAATAATATACATAAAAATATAGGTAAAATAAAAGATAAATTAAATGCTATAGAAGAAAATATTAATAAAACTACTAATAAAAGTGTTTGCGGAAGAGATGCTAGAATTTATATTTTTAAATTAAAAGATAAATTTGATAAAAGTAATATTAAATCAAATACAAAAAAACAAACAACAAAAACCAAAAACCAAAAAGAAAAAATCAACAAACAATAAAAATAACAAAAACTAATTAAATACAAAATTATTTACAAATAATATTATTTACAAATAATATTAAATAATTAATAAAAATGAATCTTCTATTTTATAATATAATTTTATTGAATCTATTTATTATATATTCTTCTAAATCATTTAAATTCACACTTTCATATATAGCATGACCATAAATAGATTCTGTATTATAAACATTTTCAAATGAAAATTGGTTACATAATATTGGGTCATTATTTAATAATTTTTCTTGTTGTAAATAAGTTGAAAAATATTTATCTTCTGGTGTTTTTTCGTCTGTTAATTTATAATTATATTTGTTGGTTATAAATTTCATGGTTTGAATATTTCGTAAAGATGTTCCACCATTTCCATTATAAATATCTTTTATTTGTTGAATATGAACAGGCCATTGAGCTCCTAAATAATGATTATTAAGAAAATCATTGTTAAATTTTGAAAAAGCTAATGAATCATATTGAAATAATAATACATATTTTTCTGAAAATGATTCCCAAAAATCAGGTGATTTTAATAAGTTACTATAATCGAGTATATTATGAAAAGTTTGAATAATTTTTATTTGATAATGAATTCCATTTTCATAACCAAAATTTTTTTGTAAGCATTGTATATATTTTATTTCGTTTTCTTTTGTTGTATAAATTGTTAAATTCCAATCATTATTTACCGAATATAAAAAAGTAATTAATATATTTATAAATATTTTATCATAACGGGTATCAATAAATAATAGTGTATATTCTTTTTTATGATTATATGTTAATTTGTAGTCTATTTTTTGTTTTAACTTTTCAAAAACTATATTATTTTTATATAAAATATATTTCCAATATTGAAATTTATTAAAACGACCAAAATAAAACCAATTATATTTTAAAAAAAAATAATTTTTTTCATCTAAAATATTATAATCAATATTAAATAAATTTTGATTATAATATTTTACATTTAAATTTGGATATTGTGTATGTATATAATCTATAATTTTGCTATTTATATAAATATAATCTTTATGATTATTCGTGAATCCAAGTTTATGAAATTGAATTAATTTTATCAAGTTATTTTTATTTCTATATAATGTATAATAAAAACATTTATTATTGATATCAATAATTTTAAAATAAATATTTAATGGTTGTTTTTCCTTATTTTTTATTTGTAAAAAATAATTGTAATTTTCATAATAAAAATTGTAGTTAAGAGTATTTTGAGGATTTAAAAGATAAACATAATAATTATTTACTTGAAAAAATATATTTGAAGAATAATTATAATTTGTAATAAACATATATTAATAAATTTAAATATTTTTTAAATTAAATTTATATAAATTTATTTTTATTTTTATATTATATTATATTATTATAAATGAATGTAAGTAATAATGTAAATTCAAATCAAACAAAAAAAGAATTATTAAATGTAATAACGCGTTTAAAAAAAACTCAAATTTTCAATATGATTCAAGATTTTAATAAAAAAAATATAAGAAACCAAAGAAGTCAAAATAATCAATCTTTAAAACAATCAGTTAATCAAAATAAAAATAAAAATCAAAGAAGTCAAAATAATCAATCTTTAAAACAATCAGTTAATCAAAATAAAAATAAAAATCAAAGAAGTCAAAATAATTCTAGAAACATATCTGTAAATGTTACAAAAGAACCCATTAAACTTACTCGAAAACAATTATTAGAAATTAAATCAAAAAATAATTTTTATCACAGAAAACCAGATAATAATGCTTATAATCCCTAATAAAGTATAAATTTAAAATTTATTTAGATATTAATAAATTAAATAATTATTTTTTTAGTTAAAATTTAATATATTTACATATATTAATGAATATTAAGAATAAATCAAATATAAATAAATCTGTTGTTCGTATTTTTGCTGAAATAATTTCTAAAAATCCATTTATTCCTTTTGATGATTTACCACCAAAAAGATCTCAAGGAACAGGATTTTTTATTGATAATCAAGGACATATATTAACATGTGCTCATGTTGTTGATTCTTCAGTAAATATTTTAATTGACATTCCAAATGTTAGTACTGAAAAAATTAAATGCGAATTGGTATATTATATTCCTGAATTTGATATTGCTTTATTAAAAACGATTGATTATAAAAATAAATATTTTGTAGAATTAGGAAATTCCGATGATTTAGTAATTAGTGAGCAAGTTTTTGCCGTAGGTTTTCCAAAATCTATAAATTCTAATGGTTCAAATAATATTAAATATACATTAGGAATAATTAGTGGTCATCAAGAAGGATTAATCCAAACAGATACTCCAATTAATTCAGGAAATTCAGGGGGACCATTATTTAAAGGTGATAAAGTTATTGGAATAAATTCTAAAAAAATGATTGGTAAAAATGTTAGTAATATTGGATATTCTATTCCTATTAATTATTTTCAAAATAGTAAAAAAGAAAAGTCAATTATTATTGATAGACCATTATTAAATTGTATAACAAACAATACTAATGAAATGATGTGTAAAATATTATCTAAAAATACTTCGGGGATTTTTATATCAAAAATATATGATAAATCAATTTTTAAAAGTATAAAAGGAATAAAAGATAATATATTATTAACTAAATTTGATGATTATGATATTGATCATTTTGGTTATTTAGAGAAAAGATGGTTAGGTGAAAAAATTAATTTAAAAAATGTATTAAACTTTTATAAAAATCATCAAAAAGTCAAAATTGAATATTTTTATAATAAAAAGAAATATAGTAAAACAATAACTTTAAAACCTGAAAGAGAATTTATTGATTATATGCATTCAAATCATGAAAAAATAGATTTTATGATTATAGGTGGAGCAATACTAATGAATTTATATACAGATCATTTAGAAAAAGTCAATTTAATAAAAAATGAAAATGATTTATATGAAGAAAAATTATTAGTTAGTTATATATTACCTAATTCACAATTAAATATATTAAATAATATTGATGCTGGTACATTTATTGAAGAAGTAAATGATAAAAAAGTTAAAAATTTAGATGAATTTAGAAAAATTATAAAAAAACCTTATAAATTAAATGGTTCTAAAGTAATAAAATTAAAAAATAATAATACTAATATTATTTTATTAAATTATGACAATGTCAAAAAAGAAAATAAATTATTAAGCAAATTATACAGATTTAATACTAAAAACTTAATTTAATCAGCTTAATCAAATTAATCAAATCAGCTTAATCAACATAATCAAATTAATCAGATTAATCAAATTAATCAGACTAATTTTTTAAAAAGCAGAAAATAAACTATCTCCGGCATACAATCCTACATTATTTGATTTCTTTAAGTCAGAACCTGATTCAAATATTTTATCTAACATATTTGGATATGAATTATCTTCATTTTCAATTCTGTCTTGAAGTCTGTCTTGAAGTCTGTCTTGAACTTCTTCTTTAACATAATTTTTACATATATTTTTTAAATCATCTTTTTTAACATAATTTTTAAGATCAGGATGTTCTTCAATTTTATATTGATTAATTGTTTTTTGTGGTGCAGGTTTTGGACAAACTGGGCAAACAGGACAAACTGGGCAAATAGGACATTTAGGACATGCAGGAATTTCACTTTTTAATATATATTTTGATTTATCAAATTTTTCACATTTTGGTATTTTACTTTTTAATATATATTTTGTCATATCTGGACAAGAATTTATCATATTTTTTGTAATAAATTTACTTGTATCATGACAAGGAGGAACACTACTTTTTAAAACATATTTATTAATATCTTTATTTGTTAATATATCACAATCATAACAATTTTTTTTTGATTCTGGAGTACAGTTTTGTTCTTCTATAGGAGGACATTTATCATCATTTGGTTGCGGAGTAAAAGGAGGAACATCATCTTTACAATCTTCTTTTTTTTCTGGTTCATTAATTTTTACATTATCTTCAGGAAGACCCCACTTGTATAATTGAGAAGAACCTTTTGATTGAGCAGTTGTTGAACTTACTTGAGTACTAAAGTTTTCCATAAGTATTTTTTCTTTTTCGCTTATGTTTAATTTTGTATTTTGACTTAAATATAATCCTAATACAATAAAAAATATGAAAGCAATGATAGCAATATATATTAAATCATTATTCATTCTATATTTAAAATAAATATAAAAATTTTTATTTATTTATTAATATTTTTAAAAGATTTAAAAGATTTAAAAGATTTATTTACTTAAATTGCATCCCCAACATGGAATATTATCCTTTTTAACATACTTTTTTATATCAGGATGTTCTTCAATCTTATATGATGCTATATTACAATAATCATTTGGATTTTCAAAAAATCTTTTATATTCAATACATGCTTTATCATTTTTATATTTAGGGTCCCAACATTTACAATTTTCATCTTTATCATAATTTATATGACAATAATTACTTATTACTTTTTTACATTTATCATCTATTTTTAAATCTTTATAATTTTCAACATTCCAATTAACATTTGAACATACGCGAGCATTACAAGGATTCAATTCATTAATTGTAAATGGACAATATTCTTGATATTTATTTGAATCTACTATTAATTCTCTTGGAATAGGACAATCTGGAAAATTATATGCATACATATTTCTTGCTTTGTCAATATCTGAACTAAATATTTTTTCTCCTGTGAAAAATCCAGAATATAGTCCGTTTTCAGGAATATAAACTATGTATTTTCCATTTTTTTTATATACTTTTGGACATTTATTATTATTATTATTATTATTATTTATTGAATTAGGACTAATATCATTATTATCACAATAAGTAGGGTCATCACTTGTTTCACAATAAGATTTACATGAATTTGTTACATTACTACAATTCTTTAAACAATTTTTGTAATTTTCTATTTGATTTTCAGAACCATTTAAAAATTTTTGACATATTTGATTACAGTCTTGAATGCAATTCATTTTTAGTTTATAATCATTATTTATATGTTCTTCTTCAAATGATTCTTCAGCTGATGAATAAAAATTTTCTATTTTTTTCTTAGAATTATCAAAACCATCAACAATTGTTAAATTATTAGAATTATTTTTATAAATATTATCAAATGTTATATCTAATATATCATTTTTCTTCTTATTTTGATTTGTGATAAAATAATCACGTATTTCTTTAAGTTCATTTGTTTCAACCATTCTATTAAAAACAAGGAAGTTATATAAATAAACATTCATATTTTGATTTTTATTAAGAAGAATAGGTTTATTATTCATATAGATTTTGTTTATTTTATGGCTTAAAATATTCATATTATCATTATATATATTTAATAAATTTCCATCATATAATATTGTTAAAATAGATTTATTAAAATAATTTAATTGCTTATCTGATTTTATTTTTTTATTTTCTTGTTTTAAATAAATATAATCATCAATAATTAATAATTCAAAGCAAAAATTATTATTTCCTTGAATACTTAATAAAACTTTTTCTTTATTATTTAATTTTGCGTTTGTATTTATATTTTCTTCTATTTTATTTAGGGTTAATATTAATGTAAATTTATCAGAATTTATATGATTGGATGGAAAACCATCAATTTTCGTATTTGTTAATTCAATATAATCTTCATTTTTTTTAGGAATATTAGATAAGTATAAATCATTATTATTTCCACTAATATCATGTAAAATATTATTATTTGAATTATAATCAATGCAGTCAATAAAACATATTAAATCTTGATTATTTTTAAAATTAGGAGCATTATGTAATACTTTAAATAAAGATACATTTGTTAAATAAATAGTTTTATGCTCTTGATTATTATTGAAAGTAATAATTTGTTTGTCAAGTACATTTTCATTGGAATGATAATTAACTTTTACATAATACCAAGTATTTTTGTCATTTAATTCAATTTTCTTTTCAATGTTATAATTAATTTTGGGAATATAATTAGAATAATCTTTCGTTGGCATTCTTATTTTAATGAAATCATCAAAATTGAATTTAGTTAATTCATCATTTTCTATTGAAAAATAAAAATATAATAAATAAGATGAATTAATTGAATTATTACATGAAATTTCGTATAATGATTTATAATTTTGTTTTAATACATAGGATGAATTTCCGGGATTTTGAAAACTCATAATTTTAATTGGACCATTTTGATTAATAAAGTTTGACAAATTTCTTTGATTTTCAAAGCAGTTATTTTGAATTAAATTATAATCAATCTTTAAGTTTGAATTTGCATTTGTATGAATATCTTGGTTACTAAAACTTTCTTTTTTATTAAAATTTATTTCTACTCCATATTTAATTCTAAAATCTCTATTTGATCTTATAAAGAAATAAACTATACCTAATATTATTATGATTATTAATAATATAATTAAATAATTATACATAATTATTATTTAATAAGATATTTATTTTAAAAAAGATTTGATTTTTATAAAAATTTGTTTTTTTATGTTTTATTTGTATTATTTGTATTATTTGTATTGATTATTATTTAATTAATATTCAATGATTGAGCACTTACATTTATGGTTGATGCTGTATTTGTTCCTTCAGTTTTATTAGATGAGTTATATGTATTAATAAAACTAAACATTTCAGGTTGAAATTTACTATCAACAATTTTTTGAGCTGAATTTAATCTTACACCAAATAAATTATTTTCAACATAACTAGAAGCATTATTTTTTAATTTTAATGAATCTTTATTAAATAACATATTTGGTTTAGAAAAATTATAAACATCTTTTGATTCATTTACTTTATGTAAATAAACATAAGAACTAATATCATAAAATTTAGTATTTAATTTATTTTCAGATAATTCGGATTCTAAACTTTTATGTGTTAATGAATCTAATATTTGGTCATTTTTTTCAAATTCAAAATTATACAAAGGACTAAATTTAGAATCTAAATTTTGATTGTTTGAATAAGTAAATCTTCTTTTTATTTGAAATGGTATATTATTATTATAAATTTTCTTTATATACTCTATTTTTTTATTTGCTTGACCAGGTGTTAAATTATTTTTTTGTGCATATTCTTCTTTTGATATATAATTTGCTATTAAAGCATCAGGTTTATATTTATATGATTTAATACTTTCTACTGATGATGGACTAAAGAAAACACCACTAATATTTGGTTGAGTAGGATTATAATTATTTGTTTTATTTGATAATAAAGTTAATGCTGAAGGATCTAATTTTCCTTTATTAAATTTAAATATTAATGATCTTTTATTATTTGAATCTTCTCCTTGGTCAATCATTTCAAATATTGGAACATTTTTAAATATATTATTTACATCAAAAGGTAATCTATATGAATTGTAATCAGGATTTGGATTAAATAAATATTTTTCACCATCAACTTCATTTGTTGTTATTGTTGAATTAGAATTAATTTTTACATCAAATTTTTTACCATTATAATTCATATTTCCTTTTGAGTTTTCTCCAATAATAAAACTTAAAGTATTTGTTACTTGGTCACTTATTACATCACTTGTATTAGATGTCCATTTTCCTTGAGCAAATTCAGGAATAGAACTTTCATAAAGTGTTGTTACATTTTGTAATGTAGAAGTATTTTCAAAACTTTCTATATTGTTTATTGTGCTTATTATTTTTTTATTTTTTAATCTGAATAATAATCCATATATCATTACTAAAATTAGAATCATTATAAAAATATAAGTATAATTCATACTTATAATTAATAAAAAAAATATAGTTAATTTAATTTTTAATATTTTAAATTCTATTTAAATTTATTTTAAATTTATTTTAAATTTATTTACATTTTTGTTTAAGAACTTGAATCATTAATAGCTTCGCTAATTCTATGTAAAGTTTTCATTAAGGTAGTATTATAACTATTTATTGAATTAGCATTATCTAAATTATTTGTTAAATTAAATCCTAAAATAACCCATTTTCCACTTGGATTTACTTCATTATTTAAATAAATAGATTTTCCAAAACTATTAAATTTATTATTTTGTCCAGGTACTAAATATTTTTTAGGATGATATGTTCTTAAATTTCCTGTTAATAATATAAAAGCATTTGATATACCATTACTATCTGTATTAGGTTCTGAATCTGAACCATATATTTTTTGATATGAATTTAATACATATGGATTTTCTAATACTAATTTTTGTTTGTTTCCTCCTTTATATAAATTCATACTTGTATTATTTGTTGAAGAATCAAATTCAGCATATTTAACAAATCTATTTTCTTTTGTATATTTATCCGATGTTGATATTGTAAATGAACAATCATTTGTATATATTGGTTCATTGCTTCCTGTTTCTTCATTTTTTAAAAATCCTAAATCCCAAACAGTAGGTTGTAATAAATTATTTGCATTATTTTGACTCACTGATGAATCAATTTTTTCTATTACATTATATAATTCGTTTAATGAATCTCTTTTAGATTTAGAAATTGATGTTTCACTTAATAATTTAGATTTCATTTGTTCATATTGATCTTGAACTTTATTATATGTACCTGCACAACCAGAAATAATTGAATTAAAATTTCCTGTCGAGTTATATTCTTGAATACAGTTTGTTAATTGTATTGAATCTTCATTATTCATATTTTCTCTATATTGTTTTAATATATATTCATTCATATATGGAAACATAATATCTAATTTTGTTGTTAAATAATTTTCTCCTTTTTGTATTCCAAAAAAATCATAATGCAATGATTGTACATCGGCTAAATTATCTACATACATAATTATAGCAGAATTATAAGTACCTGATTGAAATCCTTCTAAATGATTACACATTTGTAATAAATTTGCACTATTTTTATCTTTCATGTAATACGGATACATCAATGATGATTGATTATTCACACTTAAATCAAATATTGTATTACATTTAGCATATGAATCAGCAGGCATAGTTAAAGTTGTTCCATCAGAACCTTGTATTGGAATATAACATGTTTGTTCTTTATTGATTGGACATGCTTTATAAGTACTTCCATCACCATCTTCAGCATCTGTCATTTCACTTTCTATGGAACATCCTGTTCCATACGAATTATAAGAATATCCATTATCTGAACTTTCGTCAGTCGGTGTTGGTAATCCAGTATCAGTTATATAACAATTTTTTAATGTTCCTTTATCAGAATATCCTGTAAATGTACTATTATAACAAACATCAGGATTAATTTTAATAGAATTTTCAACATTAGGTGCTGGAATATTATAAGATGTTCTTAATAAATATTGTGCTGATGGTCCAAATTTATAAGAATCTTGTTTAGTTAATGTACTAGAACTAATTTCATCACCACTTTCATTATATTGAGTTAAACTAATAGTACCATTTTCATCAATATTACCAACTAATAAATTTTCAGATAAATTTCCGTTTTCTATAGGAGTTCCTGAACCCATTGGGTCAAATTGTCCATCTCCTGTAGTGTTGTTTGAACAATAAACATTTTTCATATAAAATAATGTTTCATCTAAATTTAATTCACCTTGTGCGATTAACATACCTGGTAAGCATTGTTTTTGAGTTGAATCTTTATCCATTACATAAGGATCA